AAGGAGCCGTCGGGCATCGCCGCGCCGGTCTTCGCGAGGCGCTTCCGCTCAGACGTCGAGACGTCCCTGAAGGCGTCGCCTTCGAGCGCGAAGGCCGCAGTCGACTCCATCGCCGTGAGCGCCTCGCGCCTCGCGCGGAGCACCTCCATTCGGCGCCTGATCTCCTTCGGCCCCGGCTTCTCGATCACCAGCGGCGCCGTGATGATCGTCAACTCGTCGACGCCCGCCGACGCGACCAAAGCCCGAGGGATCGGGAAGCCCGGCACAGGCACCGAGAACGCCGCGATCAGCTCGCTGCCCTTCCCCGGGATAGGCCGCCAGTCACCCGAAGGTGGATTCGCGCGGAGATACATCACCTCGTCCTCGGTGAGACCCGGGCGCAGCACGCCAGCGAGCCAAGTGCCGAACCTGTCCGACCCGGCGCGAACGAACGCGCCGATCTTCGCGGCCTTGTCGTAGTGCTTCGCCGCCGCCTGCCAGTCGATGATCTTCTCGTTGGCGTGACCGATGTCCTCCATCGAGAACATCAGCTTCCCTATCGGCATCAGCGCCCCATCGGCGCACTCGATCTCGCCGACGTTGAAGTACGCGAAGTCGGTCGTCGAGCGGAACGGCGGTACGCAGATGTTCGAGAAGCCGGTGTGGCAGCCGGACCAGTCCGCGAGGTGGCCGTAGACGCGACGGTAGCCGTCCGCGAGCGGCTCGGTGATCGTCAGCGGTGTGAGCCGCTTCAGGTTCGGGTTCGCGAAATACGACGGGTCTGGCTTCGGCCCTGTGGCAGCGGCGGTCAGCACCGCCGGCGCGGGCGCCAGCTTCAAGTGCACGGCCGACGCGACCAGCACGCCGTCCTCGACGAACCTGATTGCCGACTGCTCGAACGCCGAGATCATCACGATCGTCGCGCCCCCGATCTTGCCGCCGATCCCCGTCACGTACTCGCCCGACAGGGCCTTCGCAAGGTCGACTTCCTCCTCGGGGATCTCCTCGAGCGTGCTCTCGTCGAGCACCGCCATTCGGTCGCGCGTGATGTCGAGCGACACGCCGGCGCCGTTCTCGATCATCCGCGCGCCCTCCTCCGCGGCTGGCGATCCGTCCAGTACCCCGGAACCGAAGATCACAGTCGCGGTGTCGGGAACGCCGTCGAGGCCGAACTCCTCCGCCCGATCGAACTCGCTCATCGGGATCCGCCGGATCGACTCGATCCTTCCCGCGACCTGCGAGCCTTCGTGGCCCTCCGCGCTCACCGTCTGCACGGCGAGCGGCAGCGGAAGGTCACGCTCGCCGATCTCGCCCGGCATCAGGTAGCGCCGGTCGCTCGTCGTCAGCCCCTCGAAGCCGAGCGGGCCCTCCCACGAACGCTCTCCGCCGAGGGCCGACGAGAACCCCTCCGAGAACTCGTCATGCGTGTCCTTGAAGAAGCGCACCAGCAGCTCGGCCGCCTCCCTCTCCGCTGTCTGGCTCATCACTCCTCCTTCGTCACGCTGCGACGTCGTCGATGAACTCACGGGTCTTCGCAAGCTGAACCTCGAACCCTGCCGGCAGCGCCGGAGCCTTCGGCTCGAACAGCGTACGCGCGGCGTAGGTCTCGACCATCTGCGCGAGCGCCTCCGCCTGCGCCGGCGGGTAGCCCCAGCCAGCGAGAAGCTCGCGCAGCGTATCGGCGCCACCCTTCACGAGCGCCATCGGCTCGACCCCGAGCTGCGCGAGACGATCCGGCCCGATCGCAGCGGCGACGACCGACAACTTCTCCTTCTCGGCCTGCTCCGCGCAGTCCAGACAGATCGCGGCCAGCGCGCGCAGCGCCGACTTCTGCTGGAGGCGCATCCCGGCCAACTCGCGCGAGCGCAGCAGCGCGTACTCGGCGGCACCCATCTCCCGGAACGCGGCGGCGACGACGCGCGTGCGACGGCCACTGTCCCCGTTCGCGCCGGGCGGCGGCGGGGCCCCTGGCGCATCCTGCGCCTGCGAGGGCTCCGCCGAGCCTTCCTGCCCCGGCTGCGTCTTCCCACGCAGCTCGAGCATCCACTCCTGCTCGCTCTCATCAGGCGCGAGGTCGTCAGGCACGTTCATCATCTTGCGCCATCCGCGCGGGCCGATCGCGCCCATCTCGATCCCGGTCTTCGCGTCGTCCGCGCGGTCGACCTTCGCGGACACCTGGGATCCGTCGACACCGACGACGACGTCCTCCCAGCCCTCGAACCCGTCGTCCCGCAGCCCCGGACGGAGATACACGTCGGCGATGTCGCTCGCGAACTGCATCGCGACGTTGATCCCGTGCGACTTCCACATGTCGCCGAGGATCTGGATCGCCGACCAGTGGTTCGACTGCCCCACGCCACTGAGCGCCTCCGGGGGCATGTCGAGCCCGAGCCCGAGACGGTCGATCGCCTCCTTGCGAAGCTCGCGCTCGACATAGTCGGTCGCCGGATCGTGCAGCTTGACGGTCTTCACCTGCGCGATCAGCTCGCCCTGCATCCACACGACCAGCGGCGATCGGGCAGACGCCTCGTCGAAGTTCTCGACCTGCGCATCCATGTGCGCGCCGAGGTCGCTCGCGAACGGGTCTTCCTCGGGGTCGTCGTCTGCGTCCGGGGTCGCCGAGCCCGGGGACGCCTCACTCGGCATGAACAGCGGGTCCGTCGTCAGCCGCGTCACCGCTGTGGCCCGAACCGCCTTCGTCAGGATGATCAGCTCCTCCGCGATGTCGAGCACCGCTCGCATCGGTGAGTCCGCCTCGCCCGACAGCCTCGGGTGCGGCGTCCACATCGGATAGAAGACCGCCCGTTTCGCCCCGTACTCGGTCTTCTTCCCCGACTCGCCGTTCGGCATGTGGACGATCTTCGTGACCTGGCCGTCCCGCCCCTTCTCGACCTTCACCTCGCCGCTCCAGACGAACGACCACCGCTCCTGCGGCGTCGTCAGATCGCGTCCCAGAAGACCGCCCTCGCCCGTCGCGAACATCAGGCGACCGTACTGCCCCTGGAGGACGCTCCGTCCGCCGCCGGGATCGCGGATCTGGGCCAGGCGCTCGACCGGCGGCCCCTCCTTGATCTCCTCGAGCGTCCCGTCCGACATCAGCGTCGCCGGGTAGAAGCGCACCTGTCGCAGCATCCGCGCGTAGAACCGTGACGCGAAGTTGATCTCCGGGACGAGATCGATGTACGAGAGCGCCCGTTCCTGCCAGGTCGCGCCCTTGCGGTCGGCGTACTCGGAGTCGCGGTCGCCGGCTCGAAGGGCAGAGGCGGTCAGGACACCGCCACGAGGCCGTGTCTGTGGTAGCGCCGACACGCGTCCCTAGCTATCCGCCGTTCGAGGGAGGCGCGGGAGGCGTCTTCGGCAGCTTGGAGCCCTTCCGACATCCGCACATGGACGCGGATGATAGACGGGCTGGCGGTCAGTCCTCCGGCCGCAACGGTTTGTCGATCGCGACCAGCGCCGCCGAAAGAGCGAATGGGACCGCGACGACGAGCGTCCAGTGGCCCGTGATCTGCCATGCCGACCACCACACGACCGAGATCCAGAAGCCAGCGCAGTACGGGCAGGTGATGAAGTCGGCCCACTTGACGCGGTAGCCCTCCGGCACCTTCTGGCCCTTCTTCCAGTCACCGAGCCGGAGGAGTCTCGCGCGCGGCCGGTCGAGAATGTCGTCGCGCGCGATCAGCTGGAACACCCGCCACGCCGCGGCCGCGAGGAGCAGCGCCTCCCACCAGCCCGGAATCTTCATCGGCGCTTCGGCCAGTCCTCGAGCTGCTTACGCGGACGCCCCCAGGCCGGCATCTTCTTGCGCCGCACCTCTGCCGCTATCGCCTCGACGCCCGGGCTCACCGTGAGCCGCGGCGGCTCCGGCTCAGTCGTCGACTCTGGCTTCTGTCTGCGAATCCGCATACGGGTCGGTGTGACGATACTCGATCCCGCGCTCATCGAGCATGTGCGCAAGCAGCAGTGCGGGCGAGCCCACGGTGAGCGCCGTCCCCTGCTTGTACGCCTTGCCGAGGATCTCGACCTCGTCGCGGACACCCGTGCTCCAGCCAGCCGACGCGTTCGCGACGATCCCCGCGAGCCAGTCGGTCTGCCGCTCGCGGCATTCCATCAGCGCCTCGAACAGGTCATACGACAACGAGTGCTCGCGCGCCAGCCACGACAGCGCGATGTTGTCACGGGGATGGCAGCCTCCGCCGTCACCCATCCCGCCACGCATGTAGGCCGGCGACAGGATCCGCTTCGTCCCGAGGCAGAGCGCGTCGACGAGATCATCGACGTCCGCGCCGGTCTTCTCGCACAACTCCATCATCGTGTTCGCGAACGCGATCTTCAGACCGATGAACGTGTTGTAGGCGACCTTCGTCAACTCGGCCGTACGGATCGTTGTCACGAAACGAAACACGCTCGGCGGATGGATCGACTCGTAGAGATCCTCGAGCGGCCCCGGCCAGACGCCGTCGGTCCCGATCAGCACGAACTCCGGCTCACGGAAGTCAGGAATGGTGGTGCCCATCGCGATGAAGAACGGGTTGTAGAGCACGGCGCGGTTCACGCCCAGTCGCTCCATCGTTCCCGGCAGCACCGTGGAGATCACAACGACCGGGCATTCGGCGGCGTAGACGCTCGCGACGGCGTCCTCCAAGTACGCGTAGTCGAAGTCAGCGCGCGTATCCGGTAGTCGTGTCGTCCCCTCGAACTCCGGCTGATGCGGCGTCTGCACGGCCACGAAGATCAGATCCGACCAGTCTTCCAGCATCTCTGGCTCCATCAGCGTGATCTTCGTCTCGTCGAGAAGCTCCTGCGCGCCCTCCTCGACGTACGGCAGCCGACGGGTGCGGAGCGTGTCCTGAACGGTCTGCGAGACGTCCCAGCCGCAGACTTCGTGGCCGGCCGCCTCGACGGCGAGCGCGACCGGCAGGCCGAGCTTCCCGAGCCCCACGAAGCCGACCTTCATTCGACCTGCTCGTCTTTCGTGATGCACCGGAGACAGAGTTTGTAGATCGCGGGAATCTCCTCCACCGACTCGAACCGCTCCAGATTCCACGAAAGTTCTCGTCCGCACGCCGTCTCATGTCGATTGCCAAGCACGTCACATCTCCACGCACCCACTACGCGGTGAACAAGCCGGCCCTCTGGCGCCTCTCTGGCGCCAGACCCGATCCCTACGGCCCAGAACCGCTCGGCGTTGGGCGTGATCTTGACCTCTTGCAGTCGGAATCCCTCCGCCGTGCTGCGGTATGGATGGCGGGTACGAGTTCCGATCATCGCTTCACCAGCACGGCGCCGAGATACGCGTTGTCCTGCGTCAGATACCGGTACTCCCGGATCTCGAACCACCGGCCGAAGCGCCCCTCGAGCCGCTCCGCGTTGTACCAGTCCGCGTAGCCCCCGACCGCATCCCAGTGCTGCCAGAACTGCGCGCCGGCCGCGTGATGTTCCACCGGCCGGGTCGGCAGCGGCAGCCCCGTCGCGATCCGCCACGCCTGATCCGAGTAGACCATCAGCCGTAGCTCCCCTTCGGGCTTCAGCCACTTCGCCATCTGCTCCACGACCGGGACCGGCTCCGGGATGTGGTGCAGGACGCCGTTGCAGTGGATCACGTCGAACTCGGGCAGAGGCGCGGTGATGAACGGCGGCGCCTCCCTGATCAACGCCGTCATCGCGAGCGGCGTCTCGTACAGCCGGAAGGTGCGCCTCGCGACCGCCAGATTCGCTTCCGAGACATCGGCGACGACGACATGGTTCCCGAACGTCGACAGGATCGCGCCCTCGAGCCCCACCCCGCACCCGTAGTCCAGGATCGTCTTCCCCTCCGTCGTCATCAGCCCGAGCGTCTCAACCCAGCGGCTCTCGAAGTTCCGCCACCCCTGATACCGCGCCTTCCACATCTTGCGGATCGTCTCGTCGAACTCGTTTGCGCCCATCCCGAGCAGATCCTCTGCGGGGATGTAGCCAACGTCGTCAACAGGCGGGCTCGACCACGACTTCGCTCGCTCCTCGAACGTCGGGATGCTCACGACATCACCGCCCGCAGCTTCTCCGCGTCGCGCTCTCGCTCCGGCCGCGTCCGCTTGAACAACTCCACGACGCCGTCGCGTTCGCCGCGCTCCTCACGCTCCACATGCGTCTGGTCACGGTCGGCCTTGCCGAACGACCAGTGATGATGCTCCGTCACCATCTTCGGCAACGGCTTCGCCCGTCCGATCATCTGCGCCACCTCCGTCAGCCACACGTCGTTCCAGTCGCTCGAGAACAAGGGCGGCACGAAATAGCCGACCGTCTCCACCCAGCGGCGATGAACGAACCCGTGCGTCCCGAGATACGGGAAGTTCGGGCTCAGGTCGTCGCCGTACACGAACGCGATCCGATCGGGGACAGCGGCGAACGCGTCGCGCACCATTTGGTCCCAGCCGTTCGTCCCGAACGTCAGATCGTCGCCGCATTGCATCAGGATCTCGCCGCGCGCCGCCGTCGCGCACTCGTTCCAGCACTCTGAGAGAAGCCTCCGTGGGCCCTTCAGCGTGACGATCTGCGGAGAGCCGGCCGTGAGCGCCGAGTACGGCAGAAGCTGAGGATCGTCTTCGTCAACCCAGACGACGACCTCGAGCCGAGAGGGATGCAGCGCTGTGTACAGAGCCGTCTCCACCATGCGCGCGAAGCCACTCGGCCGCCCGCGTGTCGGCACGAGAATCGAGATCAGCGCCGGCTTGTTCTCGCCGAGGCGCCTGACCGTAACGCCAGGCTGGTCCTTGACCATCCGCCAGGGGTCGATCACGACGCTCCCCGCAGGGAACTCGCGCTCCGCGTACTCGGGGTGCGCCGTCGCGACGAAGAAGACGCTTCGATCGCTCACCGCCGCCTCCCTCTCCTCGGCAGGATCCCGCGAAGCTCCCACGTCCGCTGGTAGTACGGGTCGTTCGGGTCCTCCGACGACGTCGGCACGATGCACGGCCGATCCACCCTCGTCCAGCGATAGCCCATCTCCAGCACAGCTGGCGACAGCAGCGAGTCCTCCGTCCAGCCCTTCGGGTACGCGTCGCCCCACGGCCGCTCGTCGTAGCGAAGGCCCTTGTCCCACAGTTCGCGCTTGATCGCGCAGTTCCCACCGACGTTCCACTCGGCGTGCATCTCCTCCTCGTCCGTGCGGAGACCGACCTGGCCGACCTCCGGCGGAGCGAGCGCCTCGGAGAGCGTCTCGCACCAGCCCGGCAGGAAGCGGAAATCGTTGTCCGAGCGATGAAGCACCGTCGCCTCCGCCGGCGCGACCCACCAGCCCTGGTTCGTCGCGAACCCCGGAAAGCGATTCTCCGGCAGAAGGATCGCCGGGTGGTCGTGCTCGATCAGCCACTCGACGGTGCCGTCCTCGGAGGCGTTGTCCACGACCATGTACGTGTGCGGCACGTCGACCGTTTCCAGGTACGACTCGATCGCCTGCTTCGTCAACTCGAGCCGGTTGAACGTCACGAAGACCGTGTGGATGATCACAGCCGCGGAAGCTCCCCGCCGTGCAGCACGATCCCGCCCGTCAACTCACGCACGATCGTGTCGCGCACATCCCTGCCGAACGTGAACGTGATCTGATCCCCGGTCGGCGGCATCACCTCGACGAACCGCATCGTCCAGCCCTCCGCCTCCTCCGAGACACCGCCGATCGGTGCGGTCTTGATCTTCGTTTTCTCCACCCCCACGTTCCAGCCATTCAACGCCACCGTCTTCACCTGCGCCTCCTCGCCGTCGCCGCAGCCCTCCTCGGGCGTCCCTGACGCGCGACCCAGTCATCCGGGTAGCGCTCCTCGCCGAACAGGTCACGGCCGATCTCGAAATGCCAGCCGACCCGCGTCGCATGGTCCGAACCGCGGTGCCGCGAATCCTGCGTCACCCACGCGACGTACACCGCGTCAGGCACCTTCACCACCGTCGAGCCCTCGCGCTGCGCGAGCGCCCACAAGCCCCAGTCCTCATACGCGTTCGAGCCCGGCGGGTCACCGTAGTTGCGGAAGCCGCCGAGTTCGTGGAACCACTCGCGCGAGATCATCGTCCCGACGACCATCCAGTTCGCGTCCTGGTAAGGCACGACCGGCCAGAACTTCGGTGCCTGCGCCCGACCGTCAACGCAGTACGAGACCGCCGGCGTGAACAGAGTCGTCGACGGAACCTGATCCGTGGCGATCTGCTGAACCGCGACGGCGTTGAGCATCTCCCTCACATAGGTGGACGACAGCTCGTCGTCGGCGTCGAGGAACACGAGCCATTCGCCAGACGCCTGCTCCGCCGAAGCGTTCCTCGCGAGCGCGACGCTGCCCTCCGGCATGTGAGTGAACACGACCTCGACCCCCTGGCCCTCCGCCGACGGGATCGCCCGCGAACGCGCCAGCTCGGCCCACCGCTCCTCGCCATAGGTCGACACGCACACCGACACGCTCACAGCAGGTGCTCCTCCGCGCGTGCGATTGCGTAGCCGTACTCGCGCGCCATGTCGGTCAGCGCCTCGCGCACGTTGTCCGTCGGGCAGTCGAGCGCGTCTAGCGCGAGTTGTGCCACGTCACGCGTCTGGCGCTTGTGCGCGAGAAGCAACTCGTTCTGCGCAACAATCTGGCCCTGCTGGGCCTCGATCAGGCCCTGCTGCTCGTCGATCAACGCGTTCAGCGAGTCCACGAGAAGATCCCGCCGCCGACGTCGGGTCTCACCGATCGTCACGAAAGGCAGCCAGCCAGCGATCACGTCCCGCGCTCCCGCCGGGCTCGCGCCGTCGCGGCGAGCCGTGCCGTCCGCTTCTTCGAGCGGTCCTTCACCTGAAGCTCCTGCGGGATCAGCCCCACGTTCCCCCACTGCTCCGCGCGCTCCCAGAACCGGGCCTGATCTTCGAGGAAGTGCTCGCGCCCCTTCTCGTAGGTCGCGTCCTGCGGCGCCGTCCCGAACGCCGGGTGGCGATGCCGGATCACCGCGCGTGGCGCGAACACCCATTCGTCGCGCGACTGCGCGAGCGCAGCAAGCTCGCGGTCAGGGAAGTTGTGCTCGTAGACCTCGCTGACGAGGTGCCCGGGGCCTTCGAGGCAGCCGCCCTGCTCCTCCACGTAGGCGCGCGCCACGAGCGCGTGCGTCGAGAAGATCCCTTTCATCACGAGACGGTTCGCCTTGTCGTTCGTCCCGATCACGCTCTTGCCGGTGGCGCGCGCCGCGCGAAGCAGCTCGTCCTGCCAGCCGGGCTCGAACGTGATGTCGTCAGAGCCGAGCAGTACCCAGTCGCTGATGGTCTCACCGTAGGCGTGGTTCATCTTCTTCGGGTAGTCGTGCGACCGCCACTCCTCGACGACAAGGGTGCGACTCGGTCCGGGATCCAGCGTCACAGCCATGCGGCACGCGTCGAGTTCCTCGAGATCACTGGACGTCGCGATGAAGACCAGTTCCGCGTCCGAGGTCGCCCGCAGCGACTCGAGCACAGGGCGCGCGTTCTGCGGCCGACCGAGAACCGGCACAAGCACGCTGATCGACAGGACAGAGCCTCCTTCAGAGACGACGCTGGACAACCCGGACTCTAACAGCGTGCGGCCAGCGAGTCCACTATGCTGCGAGATCCCCGGCCCGTTCCGAGACGCTGGACAGCACCCGGACGGGCCGGGCCAATCCCTCCGCCACGAAGACCGCGCGCACCCGCGCGACGCCCGACCTGAGCACCAGGCGCCGACCGAGCAGCGAGAGGATGTCGGCCAGCGTCTCGTCCGAGAAGTTCTCGAGCCACCAGGCGATGTGCTCGGCCGTCGGCTCAGGCATGTCCCCCCGGCCGCGACAGCTTCTACACGCGCCGGCACCCTTGCGGGACTGTCGGGCCGTCACCTCCCGATACCCACCGCACGAGGGGCACCTCACCGTCACGTACTTGGTAGCGACGGTGCTCACTGGCCCGCACTATGCCGACCGCCGCGGACTGCCGTCAAGCCCCCACAACGCGACAGCCGCCCATCCGGGCGGCCGTCACGCCATGTCCACGTAGCAGCACGAGCTGCTGACCGACACGAGTATGACCCGCCCAGCCGCTGCGCGCAAGTCTATGCCGCGACCCTGGAGCCCTGCCGGCGACGGATCAACGTCGAGGCCGTCCTCAGAGGAGCGCTCGCCTTCCCCCTCAGCCAGTTGATCGCCTGAGACCACGCGTCCACGTCGTCGTCGTGCGCACCATTCGGGAACTTCGACAGCGACGTCACGAAGCCAGCGACGTCCGCAGGCGTGATCGCCTCGTCGTAGATCGGATGCGCCGGCGGCCCGTAGCCCGGGAGAAAGCAGTTGTGCCCCTCGAGATCCGAGGCGGCCGCCGTCGCGCGCATCACCTTGTCGCCGTCCTTGCCAGGCGCGATCTTCTGCACCCCTCCAAGTTCCCGCTTCAGGTCGACGATCAGCTCGACACCGAAGCCCGCACCCTCGATCAGCACATCGACCCGGGTGCGCCGCCACGTCGTCCGGGCCCACCGGGTCTTCTCGGCGATCGTCCGCTTCGCCGTCCCGTAGTTCATGTGCCGCGTCTCCACATCGAGCAGGTAGCGATCAGCCCGGTCGACGCCCCACACCTGGATCGAGCAGAGGTCGTTCGACTCCTTGTCCTTCAGCGGCGTGTCACACGAAACCACGATCCGCTTGAACAGCGGAAGCTCGCCCCAGCGCTCCTCCGCACGGATCCGCGGATCGTAGAAGCGCCAGTCGCGCCGCTTCAGCAGATCGCCCTCCGGCGACGTCGGGGTCTGCTGCAACTGCCCCGCGGCCCGGTGCGACGTCAGGCCCTTCAGCCGCCGATCGTGCTCGGCCTCATCGAAACGCGCCGGCCACAGCAGCTCGCCCTCCGAGCGCGGGTCATCCGGCCACACGAACGGATGCTTCGGGTCGTAGCACTCCGGCAGGCACAGCACCCGCCAGTCGTCACGCTCGACGAGGTAGCCCGACAGGTCGCGCTCGTGGAGACGCTGCTGAATCACGACCTTCGCCCCGCCAGGCAGAAGCCGCGTCGTCAGCTTCTCGTCATGCCACGCCTGCACACCGAGCATCTCCAGCTCCGACGCGCCCGGGTCGTTCGGATCGTCGATCACGATCCGGTGCACATGCCGGCCCGTCACCTTCTTCGCGTTCGGCGCCGCGCAGTAGCGAGCCCCACCGCGCGTGTTCGCGAACGACGCCCGCTTGTTCAGGTCCTCGCGAAGCTCGATATGCGGGAACAGCGCCTGATACCACTCCGACTCGATCAGCGCCCTCGACGGCAGCGCCCCCTGCTCGATCTGGATCTCCATGTCGTACGAGCAGGTCATGTACCGAAGCCACGGCTTCGTGATCCACTCCCACGCCGGCCAGTCCACGTCGACCGTCAGCGTCTTCATCGAGCCCGGCGGCACCCAGATCAGCAGCCGCTTCAGCCGGTCGTAGGTGATCTCCTCCAGCTGCTCGCAGAGCGCCCCGATGTGCCAGTTATCGACGAACGGCTCGTCGGGCCGAAGGACATGCCAGGAGGCCCTCACGAACGGCCACAGCGACCGGCCCAGCTCGGTCGCCTGATCCTCCAGCGAGCGGCCCTCCTGCCGCCGCGCCAGATCCTGCTCGAGCACCGACAGGTAGTCGGCGTTCCCCACGTTCACCAGCGACGCGTCACTCACAGCCGTAGAAGCCTCACGAGCGCGCACCAACGAGAGTGGATTCCGAACGGCCCAGCACCGCAGCTGCACTTGCTCCAGTCGGCGAGACTCACGACCGAGAGGCTACATCCGGGCGGGGTGTTTCACGTGGCCCAGTAACGCCAGTCGCAGGGTCTCCCTGCGCACCATGCCCCGCCCGGAATCCCTACGCGCCGCCGCGGACGACGTGAATCTCGTCCGCCGGGTTCGACGCGACGATCACCATCGCCCGATCGAACAGCCCGACCCGGCGAAGCTCCGCGTGCAACTCGTCGAGCAACGGATAGCGCTCGGCCTCAACGCGCGCAACCCAGCCCGAGTCGCGCAGCACGATCACGAGACGGTCGCCCTCGCTGACGGTCTCCGCGCGCTTCATGCCCTCGAGCATCGCGTCGACCACCGCGGCCGCCGTCTCCTCGCTCACAGGTCGAGCTGCCGACGCATCCGCTGAAGCCTGTCCGTCAGATCCGACAGGCGAACCTCGAACAAGCGCAGCGTCGACGGCGGCTCGTCACGCACCGTCGTCAGCATCTCGGCCTCGGGCTCGTCGAAACGAGAGACCGGCGTCAGATCCCCCGCAAGCCCGTCGACCGCGTCCTGCAACCGATCGAGCTGCTGGACGATCGCGTCAAGGCCCCCCAGCCGTCCCGCGTTCGGGAGTCCCTTCGAGAGATACACGTCTTCCTGGCCCTGCATGGCTTCCTCCTCCGCTCGTCGCTGGACGCGCGGGACACTACACCCCCGGCCCCAGTGCCGGCAACTGCGGCGGCGCGTTGCCTCGGCGGTCCCTTCAGACCACGACACCCGAGTGTCAGCCGCCCACACCCAGACTACGCGCCCGGCCCCAGCGCGGGCAACTCCACAGCCACCCCGTCGATCACCTCCGCCGCGTCCTGAAGCTCCGTCGGCGCCATCGCCGTGTCCTGCGGCCGCGCCTTCTCGATCAGCACCAGCCGCCGCCGCTCGATCTCGATCAGCTCACGCTGCTCCTCGATCGACAGCTTCGACGTGTCCAACGTCGGCTGCGCATACAAGCCCACCGCACCCGAATGCACATGCCGCACCCGGGCCTCCAGAAACGGCTTGAACGTCGGCGAGATCAGAGTCAGCACGTTCAACAACGCCCGGTTCGACGACCCCGACCGGCCCCGCTCCGGCTCCAGCGCCCGCAACATGTACTCGTCGAACGCCCGCTCGATCGCCCGCAACCGCTCGAGCGCGTTCAGCCGCTTCCGCCGCTCAACCGTCTCGTCCGACCCGTCATCCGACTCCAACGCCTCGTCATAGCGCTGCGCGAACACCGGATCCGCGAAATACAGGCGGCGGAACCTCGACGCCGTCGCCCGACACAACTCGTCGCCATGCGCCCCCGAGTCCCACTCCTCCTGCACCCGCACCGCGGCCTCCTGCCGCGTCAACCCCGCACCCACATGCTCCAG